ATATATCAATAGAGGATTGAGGATTAACTAAAGAAGGTGCAGAAGATACAGTAGTTGTAGCTCCGCTTGTTCCGCCCGTTATTGTTTCGGACGCAACAAAAGTCCCAGAGGGAATCGTTATTGTAAAAGTAGTCCCCGTAGGTTTAGTTATTACAGAAGCCGTTGCGCCACTTGTTCCGCCTGTTATTGTTTCTGAAATTGTGAAACTTGCGCTGGCTCCTACTGTTAGTGTAACCGTTCCTAATGGATATTCAATTATATCTTTAGCAAAAGTTTGTGTTTCTTGAGATATAGTCCATCTGTTCAAACCTCTATTAGCCCAATCCGCAAACAAGAAATTAAGAGAGCGTCTAGCTGTCTTTGCATCATAGCCAGTGCGTAGTTCTAGACCGCATCTTTCAAATGCTTCTTCTATATACTCCGCTACATCTGGTTCAAAATCTTTTGAGCCTGAAACTGCCATAATAATAATAATTCCTCAATTTTTAGCTCCATAGTGCCGTTTTTATAGCAAAAGCTAAATGACCTAATAGCAAAAAGCCCACGGCCCATAAAATCTTGTTAATCCCATCTACGGCCTTTTGTATATGAAAAAGGTCGTTAGTTTTAATAACGTCTAGCTTCTCGTCCAAAAGTTTCAACTCTCCTCGTATTTCTACGATATCAAGTTGGTTTTTTCTGTCGAGTTCTTCAGACATTTTAGAACTGCTTGAGACAGTAAAGAACAACCGAGTAGGTGTCTCCACTAGTATGACCTATGGTTGTAAACTGAATATCCCCAGTTTTACCCCCTGAAGCAGCTACATTAGGCAACCCCGACATGTCTGAATAATCTAGGGTATCTGAGTAATCCGCAGGAAGTTCAGCAGCTATCACATCCGTGGTGGCATCCCATAAGATTTTAACTCCCATCCCTACTGTAGAAAAAATAATTTTTTCTATTCTAACTCCAGAACAAGCTGTTCCGTCTTGGAGAGAGGCTAATTCAGAAATATCTACTTTAGTAACAGCAGCTTCGCCAGTTCCATCACTGGTGTTGGTACAATAAATTATGGCTTTTTTCGGTCCATCATTTACTGTTGTTGTAGTTACAGCATCAGCCATTTTAAGCTCCTTCTAAAAAGGAAGGGGGCGAACCCCCCATCCAATTAAGCAATTTGCACATATTCAATGATGAACGTAAAGGAACCAGCCGTAGTAGCATCTTCTGTATTAGTAATATTGCAGTAGATGGTTCTTTCAGCCGAAGCATATTGAACAGAAGCGGGAGCAGTAGCTGCATCCTGCGTCTGAAGAACCAAAGACGTGACAGTTACGTTTCCTACAACAACGGTAGTACCCGCATCCAAAATTTCATCTGTTTGCGCGGCAACAATTTCTGCTCCTGAACTAGTAGTTCCTACTTCATATCCAATGTCACCAGACCCAATAACAGGAGAGGTGGCACAGAAAATTTTAATGTCAGTGATAATGGTGTTGGCTGGCTGGGTAAACTCGCCAATAGCTGGGCTGTCACCCGCTGTGCTGTTTACGGTAACGCCCGTGGCAAAACCAACGTGCTTGACGTATTTATCAGTTACAATCCCCGTTGAAGCAATATCAAAAGTGGTAGTTACTGCTCCTGTTCCTGAAGCAACATTAATTACTTCAAAACCATTTTCTGAACGGACAGGTCCGTTAAAAGTTGTATTAGCCATTTGGCTCCCTCCTTACAAAGGTTTTGCCCTAGTGTCTTGTAAGCGTCTGCTGGGCCAGTCGCTAGGGCTATAAATCCCAGAAATCGGGGGGGATTACTCCCCCCCTTTTCTTTAGTTTATGCTCCGGGTGAACCGAAAATACCGCGAGGGTCAGACCAACCAAACGCATAGCGTTCACGAGCCTTATACCGCACGTTACCTGTATCGAAATCACCTTCCATGGAGGTTCTAATCGCTGTACGATTAAAGCCTTTTAGACCATTTGGGGCATCAGTTTTGATGAACCAAGCATCCGTATCAGTTAGGAAGTGGTTGACATCGTAACCGTCAGGAAGCATTCCCATGTTCCTTACAGCGTTAATGTCATTATCTGCCGTTCCGACACGAAGAGTGGATTCTAGTAAACGGTCAGCAGTAAATTGAAGTTCTTTTGGAACAATCAATTTAGTACCACGAACAGCCACTTTCAGTCCCCGCTCATCAACAAAACTTGCAATATCAATGAGAGCTTGCTCTAAGCTAGTCTCATTGAGGTCAGCAGCCGTTGAAAGTTCGTTACGGAAAGTGTTACCGCTAACTAGAGGATGGTCTGTAGCACAAAGCTCTTTCCCATCTCCACCAGTGTAAGTGTTGTCAAAAGCGTTGTTAAGAACTGCCGCAGCTTTGACCTGCTTAGTTTGACTCATGCTCCGAGCTAGTGCCTTGGTATACCTAGAAGCTAGACGGTCATAGAGATTATCTTCAACCGCTTCTTCGGTAATGGAGAATGCAAGTGCAATAGTCTCCATGGTATATCGGGCAGTGTAAGCTTCCTGTGCGTCATCGTAAGAGACGGCAGTGCCTTCACTTTTAGTCGGTGCTGTGCCAAATCCAGACAGCATGACTTCTTCTTCAAAGGCACGGTCAGAACTTTCCATAGAGAAAATCTGCTCATGCTCCCTGTCGTAGCGGTCATACTCAAGGCCAAACAAGGCATTCAGTCCGGGTTCCAACTCTTTGACTAGTTGCGCTCTACTAATAG